GCTGTCCCGTCTATGCTCACGGCGAGCGGTATCATTCCATGGCATCTGGTCCCTCCATCTTCTCGACAAAGACGGAGAATCACAAAAGTCTGATATCGCTCAACTTCTTTTCGGGCAGGCTCTCAGGCTTCAACCCGCCATAGACTAGTTCTTGGATGCGGTAGGCCAGGCGGGACTCGAGGTAGCGCCGGTTGAATGGTGGCGGCTCGCTATCGAACAGGTCGCGCCACTGCTTCTTCAAGTCGGGCGTTGAAGTTGTCTTGAGCGCGGCCAGGCGCGCGGGGATGGGATCGGGCTTGTTCATGCATTTCTCCGGTGAGTTGGAGTTGCATGACGGCATTGGTCGGGCGGATAGTGTAGGCAACTTTCTCCAGTATCGTCAGATACTTTGCCCATCTCCCGCATCCGCAACCGAACCAACCCGAGCGCCAGCAGACCACACAGCTCGGCACGGCGCTCTGCGGGCGTCATCTGTTCTGGCGGGAGGGGATTGGGGCGTTTCATGCTGGCCTCGGAGCGGTCGTCTCCTCTGGCCTCTACTCATCGTGGTCGTGAACCGTCCCACCGGAGCCCGGTGCGCGGAACGTGCGGGCGTCTGGACTCGACTCACGGTTGATCTGTCGAGTAGAACATAATCAGAACAGATTTTGCCTTCGTGCCGTGAATCGGCGGTGTTGCTTCAAGCAATGCTGGCTGTGCAGTATTTTGCGCGAGGTGAGGCAGACCGCAGCTACGCAACCCGGTTACCACCGGTCAGCGAGAGGGTTTCAGGACAAAAAGGAGTTCACATGCCGAAGAGGATCAGAAATTTCGTCGATCGCGCTTTTTCGAGAACCGTCGATCTCGAACTGCTCCACCGCCTATTGGCCCCCTATCACCGCCACATCGACTTTGATTGGGACGGGTTGCCGGAAGACGATGGAGAGAGGCGCGATGCGATTTTCGACCTCTTCGCCAAGGCCGACATGCGCTTCCCTGCGAAGCTGCAGTTTGCCCTCTACAACATCTCCACGCTTTCCACGGATGCAGGCGCACGGATCATCCAGGAGATCGCCTCGGACGCTGGCGCCGACGTCTTGGCTGCGTTTCGGGCGGAAGACGCAGCTGATGATCTACGCTTCACACCCCGTTTCATCGCGCTGATCACCTGGCTCGATCACCGGCCCATCTTCGACCGCGCCCTTAGCGCGGCGGCTTTCCTTGCCCACTCGACGAAGCTCGAACGCGATGCGGAGCGGGAGGACGTCGACCTTCGGCATCATGACGCCGGTGTCCAGGATGGCTTCGCCGAAGCGGCACGGCTGCATTTTGCGAGCCGATACAACGGGCACTACTGCGAGGTCCGATGGTTCGATGAGGAAGACCTGCTGCGCGTGCTGATCCTGCACGGATCAAAAGCTGAGACGAAGAACGTCGATCAGGAGGGCACCGAGGACACGCTGAAGTTCCGCGAAATCGTGCAGTCGACGATCGAGTATGACCAGCGGAGGAGCTCGATCGCGGTAGGGTCGAAGTCCGCGACGGACGCCAAGAAGCTGGTCAAGCTCTTCGGGGACCACGTGCTTGGCGACGGGGACATCTTCGAGGCGCCTGCGAAGGAAGAGCTCTACACGCTCGCGCCCCTGCAAAGCCGTGGCGCTGCTTTCAGGTTCGCCTTTCAGCCCGAGGGTGAGATCACCCATGTCGCCCTGCGGGAAGTTCGCGTCGACGAGGCGCAGCTGACCACCACGGGCCGTCTGCGTCGGTCACCCTGGTATCTGACGCTCGGGGATTCCGAGAATGCGCTCAGACGCTTGAAGGATGTGGCACCCGAGATCGACGTCGCGGATGTGCGGATCGTGCATGCCAAGATCGACGTGACAATCGAAGTCGATGACAGCGCAATCGTTGTGCCTGTCACGATCAGACCGCCGCGAACGGTCAGCATGCGCGATCATTCGCACGAAAGGCTCATACTCGAGATGCTGGAAGACAATGAAATTCGAAAGCGCCGCAGGACTGATCAGGCTGCTGCTGCAGCAGAGTGATCGCCATCCGATCCGTTCCATAGGGGCCGCAGACCTGCAGCCTTACGATCCGCGTTTCGTCCGCACGCTCCGGAACCTGGGGATCCTGACGGAGCGAGATGATCTGCGGGACGACGGAGCCACGGTTTTTCAGGTCGTCGATGACGCGCTGATCTCGGTCGATCCGGAAACCGGAGCCTGCGAACGCGACGGCGATGCATTGGATGTCCAGGCATTCGACATCGATATCGGTGCGATCTGCCGCGCGATACGCGAGCAGTCTGGGCTGGAGGGGCCCGGCCCGTCAGCAATCTCGACGCGGGTCTGGCGGCTCGGACGTTACGTCCGTCAGGACCGGTCCGCCGAGATTTGCCTCGTGCGGCGGCTACGCGAGGCAACGGCGCAGGAAGTCGTGGACCATGTCCGGGGAGCTATCGATACCGAGGCGTCGGTTGCCCTGATCAGTCTTGGTCGCATCGATCTGCCTACCGCAGTTGCCCGCCAGCTCGACGCGATGCGCATGACCGTTGCTGTGGCGGAGGATCTGATGGGTCAGGTACAAGGATCGCCCTTTGCGATGAACCTTGACCGAGTTCGCCTCGCGTCATCGATGCCCGCCGCAGAGACCCGCCTGGTCGTCGATCGGACAGGACGGCGCGTGATCTTCGACGGGCTCGAGATTTCCATCGAGCCGAGGGATTTCGATGGGTTCGTCCTGCTGGCCGAAGAGGCCGCGGATGTCGGCGGCTGGGTTCTGCGCGACAGTATTGCAGCCACGCTTCGGGCGAGTACGAGGCGGGACGCCAATCCGGAGCAGGTAGATCGGAGCATCTACCGGTTGCGCAACGCGTTCAGAAGATCGGCGGGTGAGATCGAGGCGCCGGGGCACGCATTGATCGAGACGAAGCCGAAAGTGGGCTACCGCCTCACCCTCGCCGCGTCCGAGATCGGGTTCATGGCCTAGACCCGTTCTTCGGCACCGGGAGGTTTTCGGGAGGTTTTCGGGAGAAGCCCGAGAGATAAATAGTTTCAGCGGGTTGCATCTTCGGCTGGTCACCAGAAACGACCAGGACCGAACGATATGCACCCTCCGATTACCCCCGCCGACCTTTCCACGCTGATCGCTGAAGCCGATGCTGCTGCATGCCGTCTGCGCCGCAAGCTGGTTTTACCCGCCGTCGATCACGATGACCTCCGCCAGGACCTTCTGGTCGACCTGATCTGTCGCCTGCCTGGTTTCGACGCGCGGCGCGGCAGCATCGGCGCCTTCGCCAACATCGTGCTGCGCAACCAGTCCTCGCGGATCGCGATGCGCCATCACCGCCAGCGGCGTGCGCAGGGTGGGTCACTCCTCTCGCTCGAGGTGCCGCTGGCCGGAACCCGCGAGCCGGTCGGCGAGACACTGACCGAGGAGGACGGGCTTGCCGCCTGGCACGGCCAGACCTGCTGCGCCGCCGCTGTCACCGAACTTCACCACGCCCTGCAGGCCGCGCTCGCGCGGCTCCCGGCCGAGGATCGCCGGTTCTGTGCGGCGCTGGCGCATCGTCCCGTCACCGCGCTCGCGGCCGAGGGGTTCGGTAGCCGGTCTGCGCTCTACCGCCGCCTCGCCGATCTCCGTCACGTCCTCACCGCCCACGGTCTCGGTCCCGCCTGGGACGATCTCGCGGCGGCCTGAGTAGAGGCGAAAGGAGGAGATCATGTTCATGGGCACCACCCCCTTCATCACGGTCCGCGCCCGCCGACCGCTCACCGAGATCGAGTTCTGCGCCTGGGTGGCGCAGGCCGTGCCGGGCGACCGGCTCGAGTACCATCGCGGCTTTCTGGTTCTCGACATCTTCCCGATGTTCGCCCGGTTACCGGATCAGCAGCGCGCGGAACTGTCCCGGCTCGGGTCTCGCGCCTTCTGGGCCGCCGAACAGGGTCTCGTGCACCTGGTGCAGGAGCGCACGGGCCCCGACCAGTTCGCCTACATCGCCGTCGCCCGCCCCAAACCGAAGGCCGCAGCCGTGTCGCTGTCCGCTCTTCTGCTCGCCGAGCAGGAGGCCGCGTGATGACCGCCTTCCAATCCCTTTTTGCCGATCATGGAGACCCTTACATGCCGTTCCCCGCGAACACCCCCACCGTCGACGACCTGCCGGGCCTCGGCTTGCAGGACATCGCCCAGCTGCCCGTCGAACTGCTGGCCATCTTGCAGCGCGATGTCGACGAACGCATCAAGCGCGACAAGGCCGCGAAGGCCCGCCTCGATAGCGCGCTGACGGTCCGCTACGCCACCCGCGCCGCCGAGGAACGGCAGGCGGCGGGCAAGGACACCGGCACGATCCGCTTCGACGATGGTGATTTCACCGTGAACGCCGATCTGCCGAAACGGGTCGATTGGGATCAGTATCGCCTCGCCGCCATGGTCGAGCGCATCCGCGCCGCCGGGGACGACCCCGCCCAGTATGTCGACATCACCTTCAAGGTGCCCGAGCGCAAATACGTAGCCTGGCCCGACGCCATCCGTGCCGGTTTCGAGCCCGCGCGCACGGTCCGCCCTGGCGCGCTGAAGATCGAGATCGTCCCGCAGGGGGGCGATCAATGAGCCTGCGCATCATCTCCGCCGACGACCGGCTGCGCGAGGCGCAGGGCAAGACCACCATGGCCCTGTTCGGGCCGAGCGGCGCGGGCAAGACCACGCTGCTGAAGACCCTGCCGCCCGCCGAGACGCTCTGCATCGATCTGGAGGCGGGCCTCAAGTCCGTCCAGGACTGGCCGGGCGACAGCATCCCGATCCGCCGCTTTGCCGACGCGGTCGACATCGCCTGCCTGATCGGCGGCGCGAACCCGGCCGCCCAGCCCGAGGAGCACTTCTCGGAGGCGCATCATGCGCATCTTCGGGCGCAGCATCCCGCGCTGGCCGAGAAGATCGATACCAAGCGCATCATCTTTGTCGACAGCATCACCGACCTGACGCGCCAGGCCATGGCATGGGCCAAGACCCGGCCCGAGGCGCTGTCGGAACGTACCGGCAAACCGGACACGCGCGGCGCCTACGGCCTGCTGGCGCGCGAAGTCATCGGGCTTCTCAAACACCTTCAGCATGCGCCCGGCCGCACCGTCATCTTCGTCGGCATCCTCGAGAAGGTCGTCGACGACATGAACCGGGTGACATGGCAGCCGCAGATGGACGGCGGAAAGGTCGCCCGCGAGCTCCCCGGAATCGTCGATCAGGTGCTGACCATGAGCCTGTTCACGCAGGATCCCGGTGCGGGCCCCGATGCGCCCCCGACCTGGCGGCACGATCCCGACAAGGGCAATGCGCGCCGCCTCGTCTGCCAATCCGGCAATCCATTCGGCCTGCCGGCCAAGGACCGCAGCGGCAGGCTCGACCTGACCGAGCCGCCCGATCTCGGCGCGCTGCTCACCAAGATCAACCAACCCCGGAAAGGATGACGACATGACCTTCGACATGAACGACGTGGAGCCGCAGCAGTCGGGCGACCTGATCCCCGATGGCACCTTCGCCAAGCTGGTGATGACGCTGCGCAAGGGCGGCACCGACGGATCGAGCGACGCGGATCGCGGGCTGCTCAAGGCCTCCAACCAGCCCGGCAGCGACGTGCTGATGCTCGACGCCGAGTTCACCGTCGCCGAGGGCCCGCATGCCCGGCGCAAGTTCTGGCAGAACTTCACCGTGCAGGGCGGGAAGCTCGACGAGCAGGGCCAGTCGATCGGCTGGAAGATCTCGAAATCGACCTTCCGCGCGATGATCGACAGCGCGCTGGGTCTGAACCCCGAGGACATGAGCGACGCCGCTAAGGCCAAGCGGGTGCTGCGCGGGCTCGCCGATCTCGACGGCATCAGCTTCGTGGCCAAGATCCAGATCGAGCCGAGCCGCAACCCCGCCTACAAAGACGCCAACAAGCTCGACCATGTCGTGCTGCCCACCGCGCCCGAATGGCAGAAGGTGATGGCGGGCGAGCCCGTTCCCGCCCAGCCCTCGAACAAGCCCCGGCCCGCCGCCGCAGCCGCGCAGCCCGCGACCCCGGCATGGGGCCAGCCGCAGTTGGCCTCCGCGCCGGCGGCACCTGCCTGGGGCGCGCCGTCTGCTCCCGCCCAGCCCGCCACCCAGACGCCGCCCGCCGCCAAACCCGGCAACGGCCCGGCCTGGCTGAACCCGTGAGCCCGGACGAATGGCAGGCGCATGTCACCACGGAGGCGGCACTGGCGATGGGACGCTGGCTCGAGGCGCGCGGGCGTCTCGACCGGCCCATCGCCAGCCTGACCCGGCGCGATCTGGAATGCATGGCTTCGAACGCCATCAGCCGGTTCATCGTGCTGTCCTCCGAGCGCCGGACCGCCGCCCCGGACAAGGAGGAGCGCGACGCGCTGGACCTGCTGCTCATGGGGTGACGCGCGCGGACCTCGCCCGGCGCGTGCCCTGCGCTCACTGCGGCCGCGAGGCGCGGGGCTTCGGCTACTGCCACGGCCTGCGCTGGGACCGCCACCCTCATTACCGCTTCTGCTCGATGGCTTGCCTGATGGCGGGCTCGGCCAACGCCAAAAGGAACCACGGCATGATCGACAAGACCGACATGGAGACGCGCGCCATCGTGGAGGCCCGCCGGATGCTCGCTGAGGCGCTGACGGAGATGGGCCTGATGGCACCCTTCTTCGACCGCCCGGCCGCGGACATCGACCGCGTGATCGAGGCCTGCGTCGACGGCTTTCAGGCTTCGATGCAGCGCCAGTCCGACAACGGCGATGTGCCGTTCTAAGGGGGTGCGGATGCTGGTCGATTTCAATCACGGTTCGGGCTTCGTCTATGGCCGCGACGCCTCGGATCCCGAACACCTCGGCGCGCGGATCAACCGCCACATCGACGCCGCGCTGGAGGCCGAACGCGAGGGCCAGCGACCGCGCGACTATCTGGGCGCGAGCCGCATCGGCGAGCCCTGCGCGCGGCGGCTGGTCTACGAGGTCACCCGCACGCCGCCCGATCCGGGGAAGGACTTCGAGGGGCGCGCTCTTCGCATCTTCGCGGCCGGGCATGTCTTCGAGGATCTGGCGATCCGCTGGCTCCGGCAGGCCGGGTTCGATCTGCGCACGCAGACGCAAGCTGGTGGCCAGTTCGGTTTCGAGACGGCGGGTGGGCGCATTCGTGGCCATGTGGACGGCGTGATCATCGGCGGCCCGGAGATCGGCCTCGCCTGGCCTGTTCTCTGGGAACACAAGGCGCTGAAGGCCTCGTCCTGGTCCGACACGGCGAAGAAAGGCGTGCAGCTCTCGAAGCCCGTCTATTTCGGCCAGATGCAGATCTACATGGCCTACATGGGCCTCGGGTCCGCGCTTTTCACCGCGCTGAACAAGGACACCTGCGAGCTCTACCACGAGCATGTGTCGTTCGATCCGGCCGCCGCGCAGGCGTTGTCGGACAAGGCGGTCGACGTGCTGCGCGCCGCCGACGCGGGCGATCTTCTGCCCCCCATCGCGACCAATCCTGACTTCTTCCTCTGCCGGTTTTGCCCCTTCGCCGCCCGCTGCTGGGAGGACCGCGCATGACCGTCACCCTGTCCGAAACCCAAGGCCGCGCCATCGCCGCAATCCGTGACTGGTACGAGACGCGGCGGCACGACCAGCAGATCTTTCGACTGTTCGGCTATGCCGGAACCGGAAAGACCACGATCACCGCCATGGCGATCGAGGCGCTGGGGCTGGAGCCGATGACCCCGGGCGGCCTTGGCGGCGTGCTCTTCGCCGCGTTCACCGGGAAGGCGGCGCTCGTGATGACGCGCAAGGGTACGCCCGCGCAAACCATCCACAGCCTGATCTACCGGGTCTCGGAGGCAACGCCGGAGGAGATCGCGCGCGCGACCGAGGATCTGGCGGCGCTGCGGCGCGACCTGCCGCGCATGGGTCCGGCCGAGCGCGGTTTCGCAATGACGCGCATCGCCCAGCTCGAGTTGCGCCTCGAGGACATCCATCAGCCGAAGTTCCTGATCAACGAGCAGTCGATCCTGCGCGACGCGGACCTGCTGGTGCTCGACGAGGTGTCGATGGTGGGCAAGGAGATGGCCCACGATCTCATGGCCTTCGGCAAGCCGATCCTGGTGCTGGGCGATCCCGGCCAGCTGCCGCCCGTCAAGGACACGGGCTTTTTCACCGAGACCGCACCGGACGTGATGCTGACCGAGGTGCACCGCCAGGCAGGCGACAGCGCCATCCTGCGGCTTGCGACATTGGCTCGCGAGGGATTGCCGATCCCGCCTGGCGCGCATGACGACCATGTCTGGAAGATGTCGCGCCACGAGGTCGGCCCCGGACAGATGCTACAGGGTGGCCAGGTGATCTGCGGCACCAACGCGACGCGGCGCTGGCTGAACACCGCGATGAAGCGCGCGGCCGGGTTCGATGCCGATTATCCGACAGGCGGCGGCGAGAAGATCATCTGCCTCAAGAACCGCCACGATCTTGGGTTGATCAACGGCATGTTCCTGACCCTCACCGAGGTGCGGCAGGATCCGGACGACGCCTTCTCCTTCAGCGCCATGGTCGAGACCGAGGACGGGGTGAGCCTCGGCGGCCGGCAGAGCTTCTGGCGCGGCGAATACGCCGATCATGTCGCCTACGACCCCGAGCGCGGGCGGCGGGAATGGCAGATCCGGCGCGGGTTGATCGAGTCGAGCTGGGGCTACGCCATCACCTGCCACAAGTCCCAAGGCTCGCAATGGGAGAACGTCGTCGTGTTCGACGACGGTTTCGGGCGCACCGCCGCCGACCGCAACCGCTGGCTCTACACCGCGATCACGCGGGCCGAGAAAGGTCTGGTGATCCTTGCTTGACCTCAACGACGCCAAACCGCTCGGCGGCGAGCCTCTGCGCTACGATCTCGATCTGGTGGTGGCGCGCCTTCGCGAGACCGCCGAGATATGGGTGCCACGCCTGTTTCCGCGCGGGCGCAGGTCGGGCGACGAGTGGCGGCTCGCCAACATCCGGGGCGACGCGCCGCGCAATACCGGCTCCTGTGTCATCACCCTGCGCGGCGCGCACGCCGGCGACTGGATCGACTTCGACGGCAATCAGGGCGGCGGCCCGATCAGCGCCATCGAGGAAGCGACCGGGCTCGACGGCCGGGCGCTGATCATCGAGGCAGCAGAACTCGCGGGCATTGCGCCAGGCGCACCGGAACGTCGCGCGCCGCCGACGCTGCCCCCGGTGAAACGCGATCCCACGCTCGAGATCGCGCACATCCTGACGGGTGCGGAGACGATCACGGGCTCTCCGGTCGCGCGGTATCTGACTGGACGCGGCCTGATGGTGCCCGAGGCCGCCGATCTGCTGTTTCACCCTGACCTGACCCATTGGGAGACGAAGACCGGCTATCCGGCCATGCTTGGCCAGGTCCGCGACCGCGATGGCGCGATCATTGGCCTGCACCGCAGTTACCTCGCCATCGAGGACGAGGCCGTCACAAAGGCGCCGCTCGAAAAAGCCAAGAAGATGCTGGGCCGGGTGGCTGGTGGCGCGGTGCGTCTCGCCGATCTCGGCGACGGCGATCGGCTTGCGCTTTCCGAAGGGATCGAGACCGGCCTCGCGGTGATGACGGCATGCCCCGATCTGCCGGTCTGGGCGACGTTGTCGACATCGGGCCTCGAACAGGTCGATCTGCCGCCTGGCGTCCGGCGCGTGCTGATCCTGGCCGACAACGACACCTCCGGGGCCGGTCTGCGGGCCGCCGAGGCCGCCGCCCGGCGCCTGCGCGCGCAAGGGCGCGATGTGGTCGTCGTCTTGCCGCCCGAGGAAGGCGAGGATTTCAACGACCTGCTGCTGCGCGAAGGGTCCAAGGCTGTCGCCGCCCTGATCGCCGATGCGGAGGCCATCACCGAGGCCGAGCCCACGCTGCTGATCGGGCAGCACCGGCCGGTCAACTATCAGGGCAGCGGCGAGGCCATCCCCACCTTGCGCGCCGACGAAGGCGATCTGGCCCGCTCGGTCGAGCGGGTCTGGAGCCTGCTCATGGCCTCGAACCGGACGCCGTGGGTCTTCCGCTTCGCCGGGCAGCCGACATGGGTGGTGCCCGACGACGAGGGCCGTCCGGTCGCCACAGCGATCACCGAGGAACGGCTGCGTCACATGCTGGCGCGGCTGGCGCATTGGAAGAAGCTGAACGGCAAGGGCGAGCTGGTCGCGGCCCCGCCGCCGATCGCAGTGGTCAAATCCTTGCTGGCCACGCCCGACCCCGCGCTGCCCGTGCTGGTGGGCATCGTCAACACACCCGTCTTTGGCCGGGGCGGCACGCTGCTGACCACGCCGGGATATCATCCCGACGCGCGGCTTCTCTATGCCCCGACGCCCGGCTTTGTCGTGCCGACCATTCCGGCCAAGCCGTCAACCGCCGAGGTTGCCGCCGCCCGCAATCTGCTGTGCGAGGATCTGCTCGGAGACTTCCCGTTCGTCGGTCCCGCCGAGATGGCGCATGTGATCGCGCTGCTGCTGCTCGGCTTCCTGCGCGGGATGATCGACGGGCCGACGCCGCTGCACCTGATCGAGAAGCCCAGCCCCGGCTCCGGCGCCACGCTGATGGTCGATGCCGTGGCCACCATCCTCACCGGCTCGGGCGCGAGCGTGATGACTGAAGGGCGCGACGACGACGAATGGCGCAAGCGCGTCACCGCCAAGCTGCGCCAGATCCCCGCCATCGTGCTGATCGACAACCTGCGCGCCAAGCTCGACAGCTCCGCCGTCGCGGCCGCCCTGACGGCGCCATTCTGGGAGGACCGGATCCTCGGCGCATCGGAAATGGCGCGGCTGCCGATCCGGTGCCTCTGGATCGCCACCGGCAACAACCCCGAGTTCTCGGGCGAGATGGCGCGCCGCCTCCTGCGCATCCGGCTCGATCCCCACGAGGAGCGCCCGTGGCAGCGCACCGGCTTCCGCCATCCCGATCTGATGACATGGGTGCGTGCCAACCGCCCCCGGCTGGTCGCCGCCTGCCTCACGCTGTGCCAGGCATGGATCGCCGCCGGAAAGCCGCGCGGCGCGCGCACCATCGGCTCCTTCGAGAACTGGGCGCATGTCGTCGGCGGCGTGCTCGAGGTCGCGGGCATTCCCGGCTTCCTCGGCAATCTCGACGAGATGATGGAGGCCTCCGACAGCGAGGGCGCGGGCTGGAGCGCCTTCATCTCCGCCTGGTGGGACCGTTTCGGGACCGCCGAGGTGGGCGCGGCCGACCTCTTCGACGTGGCCCTGTTCTGCGATCCGGCGCCCCCCATCTCCGGCCACACGGACCGCGCGCAGAAGACCAGCTTCGGGATCGCCATCAAGAAGATGCGGGACCGAGTGTTCCAAGTGGGTGATCTGACCCTCAGGCTGGTGCAGGCGGGCACGGTTCGGCGGGCGGTCAAATGGCAGCTGAAGGTCTCGGAGCAGCCATCGCGTCCGCAATCGGGCGCACGAGGGCCCGACGCGTGTGAACCTCGGGCCTCGGGTGTGAACCTCCAGAACCGAGGTTCACACGATCAAGCCATTGATCGGAATCGCAAATGTGAACCTTGTGAACCTTGTGAACCTCTCCCAACCCTTACGCACGCGCGCGCGCACGCACATGCGAAGGATGATGCCGGAAAAGGTTCACAAGGTTCGCGAGGTTCACAAAGCCCCGTGAATTCAGAGCCTTGTCGGTGTGAACCTCCGTGTGAACCTCCCGCGGCAGGTTCCCGAGGTTCGCCCATCCCCAACTGGCTGCGGGAGCTCGATCCATGAGCCCCGCATGCCCCGCCCATCACCCCATCGAGCACCAAACCGGAAAGGAGCCCATCATGGCCCACGCATCCCTGACCCCGACCCCCATGAGCGCCCCGTTTCCCGGCGTGCCTGTCGTCGTCGCCCTCGATCTCGGCACCACGACCGGCTGGGCCCTGCAGTCGGCGGACGGTCTGATCACCAGCGGCACCGTGTCCTTCCGGCCCAGCCGCTATGACGGCGGCGGCATGCGTTACCTGCGGTTCCGGGGCTGGCTCGAGCAGCTGGCGCACGACGCTGGAGCCATTGCCGCGATCCATTTCGAGGAGGTTCGCAGGCACGTCGGCACCGACGCGGCGCATGTCTATGGCGGGCTGCTGGCCACGCTGACGTCGTGGGCGGAGACCGCGGGCGTCGCCTATCAGGGCGTCCCGGTCGGCACGATCAAGCGCCACGCCACCGGCAAGGGCAACGCGAACAAGGACGCCATGATGGCGGCCGCCCGCGCGCGCGGCTTCAGCCCCGCCGACGACAATGAGGCCGACGCCATCGCGATCCTGCTCTGGGCGCTGGAGACGCGGGGAGGTGTGCAATGAGCGGCATGCGGTTCACGCCCAAGGGCTACGGCGGTCACCGCCGCAACCCCGACGAGGTCAAGCGCGACGGCTGGAAGGAACAGGGCCTCTTGGCCGTCGCCATCGACGACGACCGCCTGACCTGGCCGGAACGAGAGCTGGTTCGCCAGCTCGGCGAGCGGCTCTATGGCAAGCGGGAACGGGAGGCGCGTCATGGGTGAGTGGACCACAGCACAGGTGCAGGACCGACTGGAGCTTGCGGCGGGCGTGATGCGGCAGATGCCGGGCGTGATGCCGAAGGGCTTCTTCAACGCATGGCCGGAGTATTTCCACAGCTTCGCCGACAAGGTCGGTCAGGAACCGCAGATGCGTCGTCCACGGCCCAGCCCGCGTCAGATCACGCTGGCCGAGGAGGCGATGCTCTGGCTGCGCTGGCTCGAGCCGGAGGATGGGCGCCTGGTCTGGGCCCGTGCCGACGGCATGGCGTGGAAGCCGATCTGCTGGCAGTTCGGTCTGTCGCGCACGGCCGCGACCAAGCGCTGGCAGTACGGCCTTGCGGTGATCACTTGGCGGCTGAACGGTCGCGTGCCGTCGCCCCGACGGTCGCAGCAGTTCGTCATCGAAAACGCCAATCGCCTGTCAAGAAAAATCGTCCTCTGAGGAAATTTTCGGGTGTACATCGCAGGGCCTTACACATTTCGTCGTGGCCGTTAGAAAACGAATATGCTCGGGAGAGGAGCGCGCAGGCAGAGGCCGCGGCGCTGGCTTCCGGGGTCCAGCGATGGGTCCAGCCGGGGCCCAATGGGCTAACCCATTGAGTTCTTGGTTCCTTCCTGGCGATATTCGTATGCTGGCGGGCGAAGCGCGGGACATCGCCAGCGACAGGGCCGGATTTTTGGGAAGCCACCCGGAAGCCGGAGCCACCCGCGCCCGGCGCAAACACCAATGAACGCTGGCCTTCCGACCGGACACCGCTGGTAGCCGCTGGACCCCGTGTGGAGTCCGGCCCGGCATCCGGAGTCCGGAAGCCACCGGCATCCACCCGACCGAGGAACCTTGCCCACCATGACGCTGAGCTTCGCCCCGGACGCGATCGAGACATGGCCGCTGTCCCAACTCCAACCCTACGCGAAAAACGCGAAGGCGCATGGCGCGGACCAGGTCGCGAAGATCGCCGCCAGCATGGCCGAGTTCGGCTGGACCGTGCCCTGCCTCGTCGGCGAGGATGGAGAGCTGATCGCCGGGCATGGTCGCGTTCTGGCCGCGACGCAGCTGGGGCTGCTTGAGGCGCCGGTGATCGTTCTGGGGCACCTGACCGAGGCGCAGCGCCGGGCCTACCGGATCGCGGACAACAAGCTGACGGAACTCGGCACCTGGGACGAGGCGCTGCTCTCGGCAGAACTGAACGACCTCTTGGCCGAGGATTTCGACCTGTCGCTGGTCGGTTTTTCTGATGGCGAGTTGGACAAGCTCTTGGCCTTCGTGCCGGAGGGGGACGGGGAAGAAGGTGGCGCCGGGGGCTCCGTGCCGCCAGTGACCATCCCCGAACCGCCGCGCAACCCGGCCTCGCGAACGGGCGATCTCTGGATTCTCGGCGACCATCGGCTGCTGTGTGGCGACAGCACCAGCGTTGCCGATGTGCGCCGCCTGATGAACGGCGAGCGGGCGATCCTGTTCGCCACCGATCCTCCCTATCTCGTGGACTATGACGGATCGAACCACCCGACCCGAAACAAGGATTGGTCGGCGTCCTACGGCACGACCTGGGACGACAGTTCGCAGGGGGCAGAACTTTACGACAGCTTCATCGCGGCCGCTGTCGCCGAGGCCATCACCGAGGACGCGGCATGGTATTGCTGGCACGCCTCGCGCCGCCAAGCGATGCTGGAGGCTTGCTGGGAGAAGGCGGGCGCCTTCGTGCACCAGCAAATCATCTGGGTGAAGGACCGCGGGGTTCTGACCCGGTCCCATTACCTCTGGAAGCATGAGCCCTGCTTCATGGGCTGGAGGCGCCCGAACCGGCCGCCGAAGGTGGCGGAGGAAACGCTGCCCTCGACCTGGGAGATGACGTCCTTCTCCAAGGACGAGCGCCCCGACCACCCCACGCCGAAACCGCTCGACGCATTCGGAATCCCGATGCGCCAGCATGTGGCGCGGGGCGGCCTCTGCTACGAGCCCTTCTCGGGCTCGGGTTCGCAGATCATGGCGGGCGAAGCCAACGGCCGCCGCGTCTTCGCGATGGAGATCAGCCCGGCCTATGTCGATGTCGCCGTGGAACGCTGGCAGGCCGAGACCGGCCGCGAGGCGATCCTCGATGGCGACGGTCGGACCTTCGCGCAGGTGAGGACCGAGCGGCTGGGCGACGATGCCGAGGCCCGGGCCGATACGCCGGACCCGGATGCCGCCCCCGAACCCGCGCGCAAGCGCAAGACCGCCGCATGAAGCAGTCCCGCCTCATGTCGCTGGTCGAGTCCGTTGCCAACGTGGTCGTCGGCTACGGAGTCGCGGTCGTGACGCAGATCCTGATCTTCCCGGTCTTCGGGCTGCACACGACGCTGGCGGAGAACCTGAAGATGGGCGCGGTGTTCACCGTGGTGAGCATCGCACGATCCTTCGCCCTGCGGCGGGTGTTCGAGACGATCCGGATGCGGAGCGCCAAATGATCGACCGCCGCCCCGGCGGGACGGCGGTCAGCAACTTCTCTGGGTCCGGTGCCTTAGGCGGCAGGGAGTTTGTACACGCGCCCGCGGTTCTCGACCTTCTCCGAGGTCACCTCGAGCCCGAGCTTCTTCTTCAGCGCCCCGGCCATCGCACCGCGCACCGTGTGCGACTGCCAGCCGGTCGCGGCCATGATCTCCTCGATGGTCGCGCCGTCCGGCGCGCGCAGCATGGCGATCAGCGTGGCCTGCTTCGTCCCCTCGCGCGGCGTGCGCGTCTTGGGCGCGGCCTTCGGTTCGGTGGGGGTGTCCGGCGCGGGCTCCTCGGTCGGCGCGTCCGTCGCGCCCGCAGGCGCGGTGTTTGCGTCCTCGGTCTCGATGCCGATGGCGGCGAGCCCTGCGCCGGTGGCGACCAGCGTGACGCCGTGGCCGTCGCCGGTCTCGCGCCAGACGGGCTCGCCCTTGCGCATGTCTGCGTCGACCTCCTGCAGGAAGCCCTTGGCGAGCAGCGCGCCGACCACCTTGGTGGCGGCGCCACCGCGCAGGCTCTCGGGCAGCGGCAGGGCGATGCGCTCAGGTCGCTGTGCGGCGCCGCTGAGGATGATGGCTTGGGTATCGGAAAGCTTGGTCATGGGGTCGTCTCCGTATTCGGGCCCGCGTCATGCGGCGCCTCCTACGACCCCGAGCCGCGCAGGGCGCGCGGCGGGAGTTCCGGCAGTGCCGGAGATCAGCGGGCGTGCTCGCCCTCGCCGAAGGCGCTGTCGGTAATGCGCTTCAGGAGGCTGGCGTAGTGTTCGAGGGTGCCGACCATGGCCCAGCCCGCCTCGTCGGGGGCGCAGTTGAAATGGTCGTCGCTGAGCGCCTGCAGGCGGGCGAGCATCTCGTCGATTTCGGCCTTCTTGCCGATGAAGGCGGCGAGTGCGGCCTCCTTGTTCCGGCGCGCCTTCTCGGCGCGGAGTTCGTGGCGGGGGGTGGTGATCGGGTTCAGGCGCGTGGTCATCGTGGTGGCTCCGTGGTGAGTTGCATCGTCCTTCTGAACGGACGTTCGCTCTCTCCGGTGCGCTTATCAACTCGATAAGCACATGATTTCGAATGATAATCGGAGCTGTCGATGCAGGGCATGAGCGAGCGCCAGTACGCCGCGCATGTCGGGCTGTCGCGGGGCGCGATCCAGAAGGCGAAGACGGCCGAGCGGCTGGTCCTCTATCCCGACGGCAGCATCAACGCGGTGGCCAGCGACGCCAGACGTGCCGAGACGACGGACCCGTCCAAGACCCGCAAGCCGCCCGCGTCGAAGCTGAAGCCCGTCCCCGAGGCGGCAGTGGCCGCTGTCGGTGACACGCTCCGCGAACAAGGTCTGGCGGTTCCGGCGGTCGGCGGCGGCACGACCTTCCTGCAGGCGAAGACCGCGAACGAGGTGCTGAAGGCGCAGGAGCGGCGCATCCGGCTCCAGAAGCTGAAGGGGGAGTTGATCGAGCGGGCCCGTGCGCTGGCGCTGGTGTTCCGCCTGGCACGGGAGGAACGGGACGCGTGGGTGACCTGGCCTGCGCGTGCGGCGGCTCTTATGGCGGCCGAGCTCTCGGCGGCATCCGGCGACGCGATGGGCCAGCAGATCACCGTGGAGCCAGCCGCGATGCAGAAGGTCCTGGAGAAACATGTACGCGCCCACCTCGACGAACTCGCCGAGGTCCGGCTCGACTTCCGGTGACGATGATGGCCTGACGGATTTCGACGGTGCGGGCGAGATCCTGCGCGCCTGGGGCAACGGGCTGCGACCCGACCCGGACCTGACCGTCTCGGAATGGGCGGACCGGCACCGGATGCTCTCTGGCCGGGCCTCGGCCGAACCCGGCCGGTATCGCACGGTGCGCACGCCCTACATGCGCGAGATCATGGACCGGCTGTCGCCCGGCGATCCCACGCAGCGGATCGTGTTCATGAAGGCCGCGCAGGTCGGCGCGACCGAGGCGGGCAACAACTGGATCGGGTTCGCCATCCACCAGGCGCCCGGCCCGATGCTTGCGGTCCAGCCGACGGTGGAACTGGCCAAGCGCAACTCGCGGCAGCGGATCGATCCGCTGATCGACGAGAGCCCGGAACTACGGGAGCGGGTGAAGCCCGCGCGTTCGCGGGACGCCGGCAACACGATGCTGTCCAAGGAGTTCGCGGGCGGCATCCTTATCATGACCGGCGCGAACTCGGCGGTCGGACTGCGGTCCACTCCGGCGCGGTACATCTTCCTCGACGAGGTCGACGCCTATCCGGCCTCGGCCGACGAGGAAGGCGACCCGGTCACGCTGGCCGAGGCGCGGTCGCTGACCTTCGCCCACCGTCGCAAGGTGTTCCTGGTCTCGACGCCGACGATCAGGGGACTGAGCCGGATCGAACGGGAATACGAGGCATCGGACCAGCGGCGGTACTTCGTGCCGTGCCCGCATTGCGGCGCGATGCAATGGCTGAAGTTCGACAGGCTGCGCTGGCAGAAGGGCCGCCCCGAGACGGCGGAGTATCACTGCGAGGGCTGCGACGCGGCAATCGCGGAGCATCACAAGACGGCGATGCTGGAGGGCGGCGAATGGCGGGCGACCGCCACTGCCGCCGATCCGACCACGGTCGGGTATCACCTCTCGGCGCTCTATTCGCCGATCGGCTGGCTCAGCTGGGAGCGGATCGTGCGGGCATGGGACGGGTGCCAAGGCTCGGACGAGGCGATCAAGGCGTTTCGTAACACGATCCTCGGCGAGACATGGGTCGAGACCGGAGAAGCCCCCGACTGGCAGCGCCTCTACGACCGCCGCGAGCAGTGGACGTCCGGCACCGTGCCAGCGGGCGGGCTGTTCCTGACCGCCGGGGCCGACGTGCAGAAGGACCGGATCGAGGTCGATGTCTGGGCCTGGGGGCGCGGACTTGAGTCGTGGCTCGTCGATCACGTTGTCATCGAGGGCGGGCCGGACCGGCACGACGCGTGGTCGGAACTGACCGCGCTGCTGGACAGGTCATGGCCGCATGAACGCGGCGCGCATCTGCGCATCGCGCGGCTTGCCATCGACACGGGCTACGAGGCCCCGGCGGTCTATTCCTGGTCGCGGGCGCAGGGGTTTGGGCAGGTGTCACCGGTGAAGGGCGTCGAGGGGTTCAACCGCTCGAGCCCGGTGTCGGGGCCGACCTTCGTCGACGCGACCGAGGGCGGCAAGCGGCTGCGGCGCGGGGCGCGGCTCTGGACCGTGGCGGTGTCGACATTCAAGGCCGAGACCTACCGCTTCCTGCGGCTGGCGCGGCCGACCGAGGAGGAGATCGCCGACGGGGCAACATTCCCGCCCGGCACGGTCCACCTGCCGCATTGGGTCGAGAACGAATGGCTGAAGCAGTTCGTGGCCGAACAGCTGGTGACGGTGCGCACGAAGCGCGGCTTCGCGCGGCTGGAATGGCAGAAGCTGCGCGAACGCAACGAGGCGCTGGACTGCCGGGTCTACGCCCGCGCCGCCGCCTGGATCGCGGGCGCGGACCGCTGGTCTGAGGCGAAATGGCGCGACCTCGAGGATCAGCTCGGGGCCCCCCCCACCGACAGCGATCCCGCCGGACAGATCAACCGGCCGGGACAGGCCCCGCAGGGCAAGCGCCGCTCCGACTGGCTCGGGCGACGCGGAGGATGGTTCTGAACAAGAGGCGTAGAGGGCCAGCGGCCCGACAGGGAAACAACAATGACCGATTGGACGGAAACCGAGCTCTCGGCGCTGCGCCGGGCCTATGCCAGCGGCACGACGCGCGTCAGCTATGACGGCAAATCGGTGGATTACGGTTCGGCCGAGGATCTGCTGGCGCGCATCCGGACCATCGAACGCGCCATCGCGGGCACCACACGGCCGCTGCCAGTGGCGGGACTGGCTGGCTTCTCGCGCGGGGATCGCTGATGTCCGCGACCTGGTTCGATCACGCCATCGCCACGGTGGCGCCGCGCATGGCGGCCCGCCGCGTGATGGCGCGTCAGGCCTTCGAGACCCTGACGCGGGGCTATGACGGCGCCGCGCGCGGACGGCGGACGGAGGGCTGGCGCGCGCCGGGATCCTCGGCCGACACCGAAATCGGCGTCGCCGGGGCGCTGCTGCGCGACCGGATGCGCGATCTGGTGCGCAACAACCCGCATGCGGCCAAGGCCGTCGCGGTGCTGGTCAACAACATCATCGGCGCGGGGATCATGCCGCGCGCCGCCAGCGGCGACGACAAGCTGGATCGCAAGGTCGATGCTCTATTCGAACGCTGGACGGCGGAGTGCGACGCCGATGGCCAGCTCGACTTCTACGGTCTGCAGACGCTGATCTGCCGCGAGATGGTCGAGGCGGGCGAGGTGCTGGTGCGTCGCCGTCTGCGGCGGGCGAGCGACGGTCTGGTCGTGCCGCTGCAGTTGCAGGTGCTGGAGGCGGACTTCCTCGACGCCACCAAGTCCGGCGTCCTCGGCGCAGGACGTCTGGTGCAGGGGATCGAGTTCGACGCGGTCGGCAAGCGCCGGGCCTATTGGCTGCATGCCGAGCACCCCGGCGATGCCTGGGGCGCGCTTCAAGGCGGGCTCGGATCGCACGCGGTCCCGGCGACCGAGATCGCCCATGTCTACGAGAAGCAGCGCACGCAGGCGCGCGGCGTCCCGTGGGGCGCGCCGGTGATCCGCAGCTTGCGCGATCTCGACGATTACGAGGTCGCCGAACTGGTCCGCAAGAAGACCGAGGCCTGTGTCACCGCCATCGTTTTCGGCGACGACGAGGCGCAGCAGGGCATCGCGCCCTCCGTGGTCGATGCTGACGGCAACCGGGTCGAGCAGTTCGAGCCGGGGCTGATCGCCTATGCCCGCGGTGGCAAGGACATCCGGTTCAACCAGCCCTCCGCGACGGGGGGTTACGGCGAATACAAGCGGGCGAGCCTGCACACGATCTCGGCCGGGTTCCGGGTGCCCTACGAGTTGCTCACCGGGGATCTCAGCCAGGTGAACTATTCCTCGATCCGGGCGGGGCTGGTCGAGTTCCGCCGGATGATCGACGCGGTGCAATGGCAGCTGTTCATTCCGATGTTCTGTGCGCCGGTGTGGCGCTGGTTCACCGAGGCCGCATGGGCGGCGGGTCAGATCCCATCGCCGATCGTCCCGGTGGAATGGTCGCCGCCGAAGTTCGACGCCGTCGATCCCTACAAGGACGCGATGGCCGACCTGCTGGCGATCCGGACAGGCACGATGACGCTGGCGCAGGCCATCGCCCGGCAGGGCCACAACCCCGACGCGGTGCTGGCCGAGATCGCCGCGACCAACGCCAAGCTCGATGCCCTCGGCCTCGTGCTCGACAGCGACCCGCGTCGCGTCACCAAGACCGGCAGCGCGCAGAGCGATCAATCTCAAAATGAGCCTGCAACATCAACCGGAAGAGACCATGATGCCAATTCCGGTTAGTACACCTGCAATCCCACCAAAGAACATGATTACCCCAATGAATGTTCCAAATGCCTTGTCGCCGGCAGAGCCCGCTTCTTTCTGTGCTTCCCGCATGTATGTCGCCCCTGCGATGAACAGGCCAATCGACACAATCGCAATGATCAAGCCAGCCATATTTACCTCTGCCATCGCAGTGATTCACTTTGAAGGATAATTGCAAAGATAAGCGGCAAAGTCTCTAGCTGGAAGCAAGAAAATGCACACGATGATCGAACTGCCGGCCATGCGCCGGTCGGCGGAGCTTGCGCCGAACAGCGTCGACCCGGACGCCCGCACCGTCGAGGTGATCTGGTCGGCCGGGGCCCGCGTCCGCCGCGCGACCTTCTTCGGCGAGCCCTATGACGAGGAACTGAGCCTCGATCCCGCCCATGTACGCCTCGACCGGCTGAACGCGGGCGCGCCCTTCCTGAAGGTGCACGAGGTCGACACGCTCGACGCCGTCATTGGCTCGGTGGTCCCCGGTTCCGCCCGGATCGAGAACGGGCGCGGCATCGCGCAGGTCCGGATCAGCGAGCGCGCCGATGTCGAGCCAATCTGGCGCGACATCCAGGCCGGGCACATCCGGGCGGTCTCGATCGGCTACCAGGTCCACCGCTTCGACATCTCCAAGCCCGATGGCGGGCGCGAGCTCTGGCGGGCGGTCGACTGGACGCCGTTCGAGGTCTCCGCCGTCGCGGTCGGAGCCGACCCGGCAGCGGGCTTCCGCGCCCAGCATTCCCTTCACGACTGCGTCCTTCACCGCCGGGACGCCCCCACAGAGCAAGGAGCATCCCCGATGACGGACAAGACCGAAACCCCGGCGAGCGATGCCGCAACCCCCGCCACCACCCAGCCGACCGATCCGGTCGCAACCGAGGACACCCCCATGACCGAGCCGAAAGCGGCTGCGCCCGAACCGAAGGTCGCCGCAGTGGAAACCCGCACCCAGCCGAAGCTTCAGACTACCTACGCCCCCGCTGCGCCCGACACGGAGGCGGTCGCCACCCGCGCCCGCGAGGCCGAGCGCGACCGCGTCTCCACCATCTACGATCTGGCCGGGCGGCTGAACCTCGAGCGCGGCTTCGCCGAGGATCTGGTCAAGCGCGGCGTCAGCGTGGACGAGTCCCGCCGCCTGATCCTCGATCAGGTCGCCGCGAAATCGGACGAGACTCGGACCTTCAGCCATGTCTCGGTCCCGCTCGGCGGCCGGGACGAGCGCATTACCCGCCGCGACGCCGTGGCGAACGCGCTGCTGCACCGCTACAGCCCGACGCTGTTCCAACTGGAGGACGCCGCGCGCCAGTATCGCGGCATGACGCTGCTGGAACTGGCCCGCGAAAGCCTCGGCAATGCCGGGGTCAACACCCGGGGCCTGTCGCGCGACGAGGTGGCGACGCGCGCGCTACACTCGACCTCGGACTTCCCCGAGATCCTGTCGGCCGTCACCAACAAGACGCTGCGGCAGGCCTACGAGGCCTATCCCCGCACCTTCATGCTGTTCTGCCGCCAGGTGCTCGCGACCGACTTCAAGGCGATGCACCGGGTCCAGCTCGGCGAAGCGCCGCAGCTGCTGGAGGTCGGCGAAAGCGGCGAGTTCAAGCGCGGCACGCTCGGCGAGAGCAAGGAGAGCTACAAGGTCAAGACCTATGGCCGGGTGGTCGCCATCACCCGCCAGACGCTGATCAACGACGACCTCGATGCCTTCACCCGGATCCCGGCGATGTACGGCAACTCCATCGCCCAGCTGGAGTCGGACGTGGTCTGGGGCATCATCACCGCCAACCCGGCGATGGCCGACGGCAACGCGCTGTTCCACACCACCCATAAGAATCTCGCGGGCACCGGCACGGCGCTGGCGGTCGATGCGGTGGGGGCCGCGCGCGCCGCCATGGCCAAGCAGACGGGTCTCGACAAGAAGACGGTGCTCAACGTCCGCCCCGCCTTCCTGATCGTGCCCGCCTCGCTGGAACTGAAGGCCGAACAGCTGGTGGCCCAGAACCTCGTGCCTGCCGCGACGTCCAGCGTTGTGCCGCAGTCGATCCGCACGCTCGCGCCGATCAGCGAACCCCGGCTCGACGCAAACAGCGAGACCGCCTGGTATCTGGCGGCCAGCCCGAACCAGATCGACACCATCGAATACGCCTATCTCGAGGGTCAGCAGGGCGCCTACATCGAGACGCGCAACGGTTTCGACGTGGACGGCGTCGAGATCAAGTGCCGCCTCGACTTCGGCGCCAAGGCCATCGACTGGCGCGGCCTCTACAAGAACCCGGGCGCGTAACGCCCCCATCCTGAAGCCTGACATGCGGGCGGTCCAATCGGGCCGCCCTTCGTCATTCCAAGAGGATCACCATCATGAAAAACTACGTCCAGCCCGGCAACACCATCACCCTGACCGCGCCCTATGCTGTCGCCTCCGGCGATGGCCTGCTCGTCGGTTCCATCTTCGGCATCGCCGCCGGGGACGCCGCCCTCGGCGAGCCCGTCGAGACCGCGCTCGTCGGCGTCTTCGACATCACCAAGGTCGGCTCCCAGGCCTGGACCGTCGGCGCCAAGGTCTATTGGGACGACACCAACAAGCGCTGCACCACGGTCGCCACCGACAACACCCTCATCGGCGTGGCCGTCGAGGCCGTGGCCAGCGGCGCGGGCGACACCATCGGCCGGGTCCGACTGAACGCGAGCTTCTGATGAGCGCCTTCGCCGCCGCCGTGGGGGTGCTCTTCGCCGATCCGAACATCGGCCGGGACGCGGTCTACATCGCCGAAGGCGGCGCGCCCGTGCTGGTGCGTGCCGTCGCCCGCCGCGCGGATGTCGTCTCCGACTTCGGGGATGCCCGGCTCTGGTCCGAGACCACCCGCATCGATCTGCGCGTCGCCGAGGTGGCGAACCCGCGCCCCGGCGACAGGATCGAGATCGACGGCGAGGCCTTCCTCATCCAAGGCGAGCCCATTCGTGACCGCGAGCGGCTGGTCTGGACCGTCGATCTGAGGCCCGCGTGAAACTGAAGCTCGATATCGATCCCGACATCGTCGCGATGATGGCAGCCGAAGTCGCGGCGGGCGAACGCGCCGTCACCGCCGCCATGCGCGAGGCTGGAACCGGGCTGAAGTCGGCGTGGCGGCTGCAGATCACCGGCGCGGGGCTCGGCACACGGCTGGCCAACTCGATCCGGAGCCAGAACTTCCCGAGGTCGGGCGAGAGCCTCGATGCCGCGGCGCTGGTCTGGTCCAAGGCTCCGGTCATCGTGGGCGCGCATGACACGGGGCCGCTGATCCGCTCGAAAAATGGCTTCTGGCTGGCGATTCCGCTGCCCGCCGCAGGCAAGTCCCTGCGCGGCGGCCGTATCACGCCCGGAGAATGGGAGCGGCGACGCGGGCTGCGCCTGCGCTTCGTCTATCGGCGGACGGGGCCGAGCCTGCTGGTGGCAGAGGGGCGGCTGAACACGAAGGGTCAGGCGGTGGTGTCGCGCTCGAAGACCGGGCGCGGCAAGGTCACCGCGCCGATCTTCCTGCTGGTGCCGCAGGTGAAGCTGCCGAAGCGGCTGGACCTGGCGCGGGACGCGGACAGGGCGTTGGACGGTGTGCCGGGGCTGATCGTGGCGAATTGGGTGGACGGAAGGGTTAGATGATTAGGCGCGCGCCTCGACCTCTCGCTCTTCTCGCGCCGCGCGGCGCCGACGGCGGGGTTCCTCAGTGTCTCCGAGCCCCTCGAGAGCGACAGGAGCCTTGCCGGGGAATTCGACCATCAGCTTGAGGTTGCCACCCATCGCACGCACGTAGCTCGTGAGCGTCGAGAGGAGCAGATCGCTCTGACGCTCGTATTTCGCCACCGTCGCCTGCTGAATGCCGAGCGTGTCCGCAAGTTGGACCTGGGTCATCTCCTTGGCTTTCCGCAGCTCCTGCAGCGTCAGGTACTCCATATGCAGACGATCCGCCTCGGCCTCGACGCCAGCACGCCGGGCGGGATCGAGGGCAGCCAGCTTGTCCTTGAGAGTCCGTGCCATGATCGTCATCCTTTCCGTCTCTCGAGATGGCTGTCGAACCGTTCGTCGGCCCGGGCGATCAACTGCTTGTAGAAGCGCTTCTCGCTGCCACCTGATTTGTCCCCGCCGACAAGCAGGATCGCCTGCCGGTCGGGATCGAATGCGAAGGCGATGCGCCATACGCCGTCAGCGGCGTTGCAGCGCAATTCCTTCATGTTCGCGTGCTTCGACCCTGTCAGGGTGTCGGCATGCGGTCGACCGAGCGATGGCCCCTCGCGTTCCAGCAGGAGCGCGCGTGCCAAGATCGCGTCCTGCACCTCTTGCGGGAGTTCGTCGAACTCCGGCTCGAACTCCTCTGCGAACGAAACGGTCCACGGCATCCGGTCCTCATGTCTTGGAGGCTATATAGCCTTGAAGCACTAATTTTGCAATAACGACTCTTAGAGCCTGATTCAAAAGTTCATGCGACATGGCAGTATCTTGCGAGGCGTCGCGTCATGAGCCTGATGCTTGCGATCAAGGTCCATGCGGTGGCGCTCTCCAGGGATTGCTCCCAGTCCTTCGCC